CGCATAATGTATGACTTTATGTTAGAAAAAGGTTCTGAGCCATTTCGGTAGAATGGGGGGGACCGGAATGGCGAAGGTTCATCTTTAGCATAAAGTGCATTATGCGAATCATTAGTTAAAAAACTCGAACTCCCTGTAATATTAAAAATATAATAACAAACACGCCATAACCAGCAGTTGCTGTAGTGTTTTTTATTTTTAAATTTAACGCACCTGATAGTAACCCTGCACCAATCCCACCCAAAAGAGAAATCACAACACTGAATGTGATGAATTTAATTCTTGATGACTCATCGAACTCTAAGAAAAATAGAAGTATTATCATTACAGTCATGCTTATAATTCCAAGTACAGCAAAATAGATACGCTCATGTGTTTTTGTCATTTTGAATCTTCTTTTTTTCTCGAACCCTTTTACAGGTAAATTATTGGCTATACATTTTTCCTTTAATGCCTTAACCTCTTTTTTACTCTTCACTTGAACTATTAGTTGTTGCATTCCGGAAAGAGCATGCTTGCTTGGTTTACAATCAGCATCATAATACTCACGCATTATTAGATAGTGATTTGGTATTGTTTCCTCAAGGGCATCACAAAAAAGTCCAGCCAAATCATCTAGTTGAGTTGTTTTCTCGCTACTTACACTTTCCTCTGATGCATCTAACACCGCATAACATCCGTCCATGAAATTGAATAATTCTATCCCTGCATTATGTAATTTATTTATTCTAACCTCATCAAGACCGGAAGACTTAATATCTTCCATAATAAAATTATATTCATTATAGAGTGAATCAATTTTTTCATTTTGACTCTGTACTAAATCTTCCAGTTTCACTTGATATCAGTCCTTTATTATTTCTTCTGGCTTTGAATCATTTTTAAGATGGTTTTTTGCAGGTCATTAGTTCTTGATTGATCAAGGCTTTCATTAGATGAACTTAACACTTCTCCTTTGTAGTGTTTTTTTATTATTTCATGAACTTCGTGATCAGTTGGCTTTCTGCCTAATTGATAAAGGTCATTTGCAATTTTAAAGGCCTGCTCTTCTGTTAGATCACCCATAATGATTTGGTTATGATCAGAAAGAAGTACTGTTTTCAACTCTTCAATTAACTTAGACATCTGTAATTTCCTTTTTATTTTAAAGTAACTATGCATCGGTTTCCTCTCTATTGAGGTTACCAGTAATATGAATTCTTACGGTGCCACCAATAAAGTAGGCCGTATCCTACGATAAGGATCCCGAAGAACATCAGAGACATTCCCCAGCCGGTTCCGTACCACGAAACCATATCATCAAAAACGAAACCGCCTGTTTCACGAACTCCGGCTGCTTCTTTAAGAATTGGTTTGAACACCGGAATCAGAAAGGCGATAGCCAGCGGTGTACCCCAGCGAACAAGACCTGTTTCCATTTTGATCCCGAAAAAGATCCCGCCACCGACAACAAGAAGCCAAAAAATCAGGTTTGGCGCTGTTTCCAGAGCTGTTTGCCATTCAACATCGAATGTCTTCATCAGCCAGAGAACGATTGCTAAGGAGAAAATGGCTACACCACCAAAAACCAGTTCGACGCCACTTATTTCATTATTTCTGTTCATTCCTTCGATCCATTTATTCGTTCAAAAATCGCACAATTTAAAAACGTGCAGTGTAGGTAATACTGCACGTTTGTCTCATTCCTGAGACTCAGCCTTTTATTGCTCGTCTCCTGCAATCAGTTTTCTGGTGAACATTTTAGTACTGTAACTATATGAACTTAATGCGGAAACCTGCCTTGCGAGTGCCAGGATATCCTGTTTTTCCAGCGTTCTGATGTTCCATACGATGAAATTATGTGCGTTTGTGGTTTCTTCATCGGTGCATCCATCTGCAGAAGTGATTAACTTCCTCTCAGTAGCTTCTTCTTTAACATCAAGAACATAGCCATAGGCTAGGGTATTCAGGTCAGCGCCAGTAATTTTAGCTATCTGAATGATGTCACTGAATTTAGGTTCAGTTTTGCCGGACGCTATCCTGACCAGTGTACTTACGCTAATGCCAGTTTTCTCAGCCAATTCTTCATAAGTTGAGTGTTCCAGAATTACCTTTTTAATGCGTTCTGCTCTCTGTTTGTCCGCCATAACTTCATGCTCATTGTTGCTCATCTACTTCTCTCCATCTTAACAGTGATTTTTCAACCGAGTATTTTCATGCTCACTTCTGACAAGATTAACATTGCAAATGTATTGACTGTCAGAAGTGAGCATATTACATTGTGACAATTAAATGTGCTCATAAATGACTATTGACACGTATTTTGATGGATGTGGCGACTTATGATCGACTGGTTTACCGGGATTTTGCCTTGTACACACCGACCGTTACCGGCCGGTAGTGTCGTCAGCGTCGATGCTGACGGGGCGATTGAATGGGAAACCGTTAAGCGATTGACTGTTCGCGGTTCACATGAAGCAACGATGAAAGTACGGTCGGTAGGATCAAATGGCGAAGGAAAAGCAACACACCTGTATATCGATGGCAATCCGTCCAAGTTTTTACAGGGCCATTCCGTTGTTGGCTCAGATGATATGCAAGGACTTATGCTTACCGCATATGCCAGAATTTTATCTCTGTTACAGATCCCGCATGATCTTTCGTCTTATAAGGCTGTGATGGCCGGACAATATAAAATATCGCGTGTTGATATCAATTATATGTATACATTATCAACACTGGAAAATGTCAGATCTTGGCTTTATGCCGCTGAATTCAAAGCCAAAACAAGGCATGGCCGAGCCTGTGGTAAAGGTGGTACGGTTTATTTAGGTAAAAACTCCCGCCGCTGGAGTTTGAAGTTTTATTCAAAATATGATGAACACATCTCAGGGAAAAAAGGGCACCAAATAGCTGAAGAGTTTGTAAAAGCCGGATTGCTTGACTGGTCGAAAGATAAATTGCGCATTGAATTAACACTGAGAACGACTGAACTTATCGATTTAAATTTAAAACTTGGCGCTAACTGGAATATTGAAACCCCACGAAAATTATTCTCTGAATACGTAGGGAGAATAGAAATGAATCAGAATACTATTTTAAGCGATGAAAATATAACGAAACTGCCAAGAAAAATACAGTCTACCTATTTATTATGGAAGCAGGGCGCGAATATGAAAGAAATGCTTCCGAAACCGACTTTTTATCGCCATAGAAAAGAACTTTTGACATTTGGCATTGATATTAATTTCTATTGTGACTCTCCAGATTCTAACAACGTTGTTCCGTTAGTAAGAACGCTAGAAGCCAAACCTGCGGAAATCCCTGCATGGATTTTTGATAAAGGTTTTATTTTTGATTATAACCGTGTGTCACGTGCCAGTAATTGGCGATAGAGGAAAACATAATGTCTAATTATGGTTTATTCGTAAAAGGTAAAATGTTAGGTGCTCGTCAACGTCCAAAAGTTAATGGGCAGGGATTTTATAACGAAATTGGTATCGGCCTTGAGCTTCCTGATGGCTTTGGTGGAACAAAATCAGATCAAGTTATTATTCGTGTTTCGCAATCACTGGTTAATGCGGGGCTAATGAATCAAGCCAATAATTTTGTTGGTAAACTGGTTCAGGTTCCTGTTTATGTCCGCGCATGGTCAATGGAGGGGCGTGATGGTGTGACGTATAACTTATCTAATGATGCGGCCATTTCAGAAATAAAAGGATAACGCCGAACTCCATTCATTATTACCTTGCGTTTATAAGAGGGGGCATGAATTTATCAACTACTGCATTACCCATTCAAAATGGGTATTTTTTAGATGGCTATATTTGCAGCCAAAACAATAAAAATAACTGTCAGGCTGTAAATGTTCGCATGGAATATATTTCTCCTGAGATTGACTCCAGTATGTTAGCCCAATACTGGACTGTTGGATTTACCACTGTTTTGTTTCTTTGGTTGTTTTCTGTAGGAGTAGGGCAGGTAATTAAACTTGTTCGTAATGCGTAAACACAAACTGAAAAAGGGTATTCTTATGTTGAATAAATTTAGCAATAAATCAAAAGTTGTATTTGCCTCTGTTTTAATGGCTGCTTCTTCGCTGAGTTTTGCGGAAGGAACGACTACGGGAACGGGGGTTGATTTAACGCCTCTGACTAACAGTATTGATTTTAGTACGGTACTGATCGCTATTATGGCTGTTGCGGCTTCACTGGTCACGCTATATGCCGGTGTCGCAGGTGTTCGCTGGGTATTGCGCACCGTTAAATCGGCTTAATTCCTTCTCTGGGCGGCGAAAGTCGCCCTTTTTACAGGTGAATATATGGAGCTGGAACTATGGAAACTGTTGTCCCTTCTGTGGGGAATTATTTCCGCTTATGTGGTCATTCTTGGTTTAAAAGGATAATCGTTTATCTTCTTATCTTTTCCTTTCTTTGGTCTGCTTATCCTCGCTATTCTTATTCATTCGTTCCTGTTATTGCCGGAGTAATGGCCAGACAAGTAGTACCTAAAATTATTGGTCGTGTTCTGGTACGACGTTTTGCCGCTAATGATGCGATTTACAGCACGGCACAACTTGCCTCAACCCGTGTATTCCTTGGTCGTGTCGCGGCGAACTCCGCTGAATATCTGCCTGCTGCATCCTCTCTTAAAATCGGTGGAGTCCCAACCTGGGCAGGCGTTGCTGCCGTTGTTGGCTCACTGGTTCCGGCCAATCTGAATGCACCTGACGGTTCTGTCATGGTGATGACCAACGGCGTTAAACTGTCGGATAACCTTTATGAGGTGACGTACAGCAATGATGAGGGGAAAAGTAAAAAAATAACGGTTAACTTTGAGCCGTCTGAACTTAGCCCGGTTATTGTCCACGTCAGTAGAAATAATATTGATGCTGGAGATCCGATAACTGGATCAGAGAAAGGTTATTCAGTACCAGAAGAGGCATTGTATTATTACCAGGATTACAGCACGTTAACTTATTATTATGGTGATGACCCTACAGAAATTGTCAGATCGTATATTAATGATTTTAACGCGGCGACATTTAAAGAAATAACAACCACGATTAATAGAGAGGTAAAGAATAAAATTGTTGATTCACAAGGAAATGTGAGTTATGAAAATCAACCTTATAAAATTACATACCCCACCATATTTTATAAAATAGATGAGATACAACATCTGTATACCAATCCCGATCCATCAGTATTTCCAAAGGGATTGCCAATGTATGAGTCCATTGCTGGCTTACCCATGTCACATTATGTTGGTTTTTTATCTCCAGTCAGTAAATTTAGCTATAGTGGTGACCCCTGTAAAACAACTAACTCACCTAATGGCAGTACTTTCACCGTGTGTGCTGCCCCAGAAGAAAGTGAGTATAAAATAACTCAGTCAGAAGAAAAAAAAGAAATCATGGTGACAACCAATATGAAATATAAAGCGTCGCCACTTGCTCTTGAAGCAGGAAATATTGAATCCATGATTGATTATCTTGCAGAACCTTTGCAAGATCTTGCGGTATCTCCGGCATTGCTGGCTGAAATGATCAATGAATTATGGATGGATGCGGCCAGCCAGAGTAATTATGATGGTATGCCATTAGTGGAATCGGTTAGCCCTGCTGAAGTTACCGCAGCATTATCTGAACTTGGGCTTTCGCCAACTTATCTTGATTTACTTTCACCGATTTCTGAAAGCCCGGGGGCTGAAGTTAACATTGATATTTCAGTAAATAATAACTCTGGCACGGATACAGGGGGGAGTGACAAAACCGACTTAGGCGAAGACCCAAAAATCGCCGCACCGGAACTGGAAGAAACGCCAACCGCAGATGAAATCCTTAAACCTATTTTCGACCTTTTACCTTTCACGCAGGACTTTAATATAGGTTCACGTTCGGCAACATGTCCTATTGTTGCTTTTTCTGTATTCGAACATGATTATAAAATTGATTCACATTGTCCATTAATTGAGGATAACCGAGCCGCTATTCAAACCATTTTCTTAATCATATGGGGATTTATTGCATTGCGGGTAACGCTAAGCGCCTGATAATAATTTTATGCGGGGTAATTATGTTTGGTATTCTGTTAAGTGCTGTAAACACGTTGTTGGGGTTTGTTTTTCGCTCCATTATTATTAAGTTTGTTGTATTCTTTGCTCTCTATTTCATCGTTCATGGTTTTGTTGAAGTCCTTGTTTCTTTGCTACCAGACAGCAGTAATTTGCCAGAACTGTTCGGTAATCTGTCGGATGGATTCTGGTACTTTATTAATTTATGCGAGCTTCCGCGCGGTATCAGTTTAATTATCTCCGCATGGGGATTGCGTTTTATTATTCGCCGAATCCCGGTTATAGGGTGATAGCATGGCAATTTCTGCATATATCGGCATACCCGGTTCGGGTAAAAGCTATGAAGCCGTCAGCAACGTGATCCTCCCAGCATTTCAGAACGGAAGGCGAGTTGTCACCAATATTTACGGTGTTGACGTCGATAAAATCAGGGCGTTATATCCTGATGCAGCCGGTGAACTGGTAGCGGTTGATAACGATACCGTATTACAGGCTGACTTTTTCCCTTATAAGGGCTGTGAGAACAGTTTTTGCCAGCCCGGCGATCTTATTGTTATTGATGAGGCATGGCGTATTTTTGGCAGCGACAAGGATATAACCCCGCAGCAGAAATCCTTTATTGCCGAGCATCGACATTTTACGCATCCCGAAACCGGCATTAGCTGTGATTTGGTAGTTGTGAATCAGTCGCTATCTAATATTGCACGTTTTCTCAAGGATAAAATTGAAACTACTTACCGGATGAGAAAACTGAAAGCGCTGGGGTTAAATAAACATTATTGTGTTGATGTTTATTCCGGGCACAAGATTTATAAATCCAACCAGATAACCACATCCAGAAACAAATATGACCCGAAAATATTTGCGCTTTATCAAAGCTATGACGGTGTTAACGGGACAGAAAAGCAGACCGATAAACGCCAGAATATTTTTAATTCCGGTAAAGTCCGGTTTTTTCTTGTGCTATTCCCGATCATGTTTCTGGTGTCCGGGTATCTCATCTGGTCGTTTTTTGCCAATTTCGGCCATACCGACACGCCGAAACTGCCGCAAACCAGCGTAGAGAGCAGGGCGCAACTGACTGATTCAGCGACTAAAAAGGTCTTAACGCACCCTGAGGGTAATCTTCCGCCAGTTGAAAGCTCGCCGCTGTCAGCCGAATGGCGTATTTCAGGAAAGATGGTTGCTGACGGTAAATCTTTCATCTTGCTGACCAATAACGCCGGCGTTCTCCGGGCGGTGCCGGCATCCAGTTTTAATTACAAAGGGTTGCTTATTACCGGCGTCATTGATGGCGAACGGGTTACGCTCTATACGGGAAAAAAGTAATATGATGAATAAGATACTGACACTGGCAGGGCTATTTTTCCTGTCGTTACCGGGGCTTTGCGCGACGGAACTGGAACTGAATAAAGTCCGTTTGCCCGAAGCGATTTCACTGGTTTATTCCGATGTGCTGAAAGTGCCGTTTATGCTCGATCCACAACTGGTGAATGATGAACGGATGGTGACGTTTAAAATTACGCCGGACGTCGATGAAAGGGCGTTTATCACTCGTTATTTTCAGAATATGAACATCCGGATCTACACGCAAAAAGGCATTGATTATTTATCGCCGTTTACGCCTCAGGAGCCCGTCAAACCACGTCAGACATGGGTTTATACGCCAAAGTATCGCTCGGTGTCCTACCTGTCGGATATTCTGAGCGGCTACGTATCGGGATCGTTTAATAACAGCGGAACGATCAATTCCAATAATTCGCCAACATCGGCAACCGGCGCGGCCAGTTACATCAACCGTTCTGGCGATATTCTGGTGTATTACGGCACCCGTGAGGATATCGAGGTATTAAAAACACTGGTTGCATCACTTGATACTATCAGCGAGGAAGTGATTGTTTCCGGGTATGTTTTTGAGGTTCAGACCGCGCAATCTGACGGCTCCGGCATCCTTTTAGCGGCTAAAATCCTGTCGGAGAAATTCAATATCTCGATCGGCAGCGCCAACAATCTGGACAACGTTATCAGCATCAAAACCGGCTCGGTTGATGCCGTTTTCAGCCTGTTGAAAACCGATAGCCGTTTTACGGTCGTTAGCGCGCCACGACTGCGCGTTAAGAATAATGCATCAGCATCATTTTCCGTGGGCGCTGATGTACCAGTGTTGGGCAATGTCACCTTCAACAACGATACGGCTGTCCAGTCTGTTGATTACCGTTCCAGTGGCGTGCTTTTTAACGTGACGCCATCCATTAAAAGCCAGACAATGGACTTAAAAATTCAGCAACAGCTTTCTAACTTTGTCACCACGGAAACTGGCGTTAATAACTCGCCAACGCTTATCAAGCGGGATGTGACAACCGAAGTCAGTTTAGCTGATGGTGACGTGATTTTGCTGGGCGGTCTGGCCGAACAAAAAGACAGTACAGCCAAATCCGGTTGGAGCTTTTTGGGTTCAAAAACCAAAGAAAACAGTAAAAACGATATTATGGTCATGCTTCAGGTCAGCAAGGTTGACCGGAGCAAGACACTGCCCCGGAGCGCCGCGAGGAGCGGGGGCTTGTTCCAGGGAAATCCTGACTGATTAATAAGGCGTTTTTTATTATGGCGTTAAAGAATACCGGATATGAACAGTACGACATCTTCTAGGTAAATCATTTACTTAGAGGATTATTTATGTCTGTAAAGAGCAGGGCGCGTGACCGTCTTACCAATGACCGTATGAAGTCTTATCGCCGCGTTGGCCGTCGCTATGCCAGTTGTGCCAGATGGTTTGATAAATCGCCGTCCTGGTATCGTAACCTGATGATGACCCGGCCAGAACGTCGGGAAGTGAAACAACGGCTTACCGAAGTCCGTCATGGTCGTGACCCTGACGGGATCGCTTTCCCGGTCAGCAATAAGCCGTTTGTGTATTGGTGGTAACCATCTGTTTTCAATTGATAACGCCGGTCAGTGACAAAACTTGTTTTTGTTGCTGTCCGGGGTTGGCCAAGCCGAATCGTTCCATTTTTTGCTTTGTGGCTAATTCGGCGCGGCAGCGTTTCTCCCTGGCGAATTTATGACGACATTCACGACGCATAACGAACTGAAAGAAGAGCTATTAAAAGATCCTGCGTTCCGGGCTGCTTACGACGCAGAGAACCAGAACCCAGAGCTGGATTACCAGATTATCCAACACCACGATGATGGCACTGAAGAAGTGGTATTTGATTCAACACATCAACACGACCAATGACAGCACCAGGAACGCCAGATTCCGCCTCCTTGCCCATTGGTGCGCATAATGTAT